CCAGTTACCTCTAAATGGATATCTCCTAACTTGCGCATCTTACCCCATACGCCCTGCCCGATCTCAACAGTGCAAATGTGATTAAAAGGCCAAGGGAATTTAGTCACCTTGTCAATTCTTTCAAGTTCATACCTTAATATCTTTCTGTCAAAAGATAAATTGTGTGCAGCAAGAGACCTCTGCCCTAAAAACCAATGGGATAATTCCTCGAAATGGGCAATAAAAGGCTTTTTATCTTTAAGGTCTTCATCTGTTATTCCTGTTATTTTAGTTATCTTTGGGTCAAGGCTATGTCCAGGATTGCACATAAACTCAATTCTTTCCATCTCTTCAAAAGTTCCATCGGTTACTTTTATAGCACCGAATTCAATTATCCTAGGTTGAAGGTCTAAATCAGACCCTTCAGCTTTAGGAAGTCCTGTAGTCTCTAAATCAAATACAATCATAATCTCTCCAATTTATTTTTTTCTTCTAATTCAAATGAATCAACTGACTCTAGCATGAATGAATAAACGCCCATATCGTGAACTGAATCAATTGTTCCTTCATCGACTTCTGGCCACTTTTGAGAATAGCGAGTTAGCTTGGCAACAACCATATTTATTATGCCGAACCGGTTCCAATCCTGAACTGTCTTTAAATTTATACCATCAGGAAATAAAGCAGACATTACTCTGCCGTGTTGCAAGTAATTGTCGCCATAACTTTCATTGCGTTGCTTAAATGTTTTAAGTGCTTCTTCAATACACTCAGCTGGGCTTTTTGAATCAGTCATTCTTGCCTCTCCAGAATGCATCTTCTACATCCACTTCATAATCATTTGCTTTATTAATCATCTCAATTAAATCTTGACGTTTTGCCGGTAGGTCGAAAAGCCTTGCGACTTTCTCCCCATCCAACTCAAGGTCATTACCTAAAACTCTTAATCCCATTAAAAATCTCCTGGAGCAACTTGCAAGCAGGTAACACCCTCACCTCTCCACATATCAACAACTGACTTTCTATCCTCAAGAACAAACCAGATATCTGAATACTCAAAGTTTTTATGAAATAACCTGTACTTGCAAATATGGTCGGGGGATTGATCTGAAATAGGTCTCATGATTATGTCATCATAAGGAACATCATTTAATTTAAGCCACTTTTTCACAGAAGCTCTGCAACTCTCGTCTCTTGCTGTCATTACAACAATTTTAGTTTCACAGTCTTTTATACCACGGACCAAATTACAAACATTCTCTATCGGCTTATCATTTATGCCTGCTTCATTAAAAGCCTTATAATCTTTTTCTTTATAAAGATGCATGCGCTGACTGGTGTCAGATATGGTTCCGTCTAAATCGACGATAACAGTCCTATTCATTTTATTTCCTTTCTAAGATATTCCTAAAATTTTCTTTATTCTTTCCCAAGTTGTTTCAGTTTTTTCAGACCCTTCATTGTAAGCCTCAAGCAATACATCTTGAGGTATGTTGGGCTGCCTTCTCCTTAATATATATCTTACAGTGCTATCTGACATATTCATAGACTCGCTAATTAATTTAACAGAGTTCGTTGGGCTAAGTTCATGAATTTTGTTAACTACTGATTGGCTGTATTTTTGTTTAAAAGACATAGTCTCTCCTCAATTTAAAGATTTTGACATTGATGGTGCTGACCACTCTTTTGGAGTTAAGAATGGCTCTGCCCATGGATGGATTTTAACAACCTCTTTTACCATTAGCTTAAACACCTGTTGATATTCGCCTTGAGCTCTGGGCGATAGCCTAGATTTAGCCATCTCGCTCAATGTTCGCAAATTAAACTTAGCAACAATGTTGGTGTGGATATTTGTAGGCAGTATGCCTCTGGCATCTTCTGCTGGGATGCCAAGTTCACGCAACTGTTGGTAATTCATATTAATAGCTTCCATTGCTTGATCATAAATCAACTTCTGCTTCTCATTTTCAGGCTCATAGAACCTGTCAGGAGTATAATAACTAAAGCCTACCATATCAACAGTCCTTTGAGATTGTTGGGCGTATGATGCTTGGCGAGTCCTAACAAATTGGTGGGTGAATCCTCTGCTTACATCTCTAACATCAAATGTGTAATCAATAAACTCCCATGACGACCTTATGGTGTTAAGCATATAATCTAGCTCTGCCTGCTTTTTCTCTTCAGGCCATTCTGATATTTTAGAATATGAATCATCATCATTCATTAACCTTGTGTTTTTAGTAAACAACAATAAGTCAACAGCATCGCTGGTCGCATTAACTAATTTAACTTTCATCTTCGATTCCTTTCTGAGAGTGAACTAAACGGGAATAATCATCTTTCCCTCTTATAAAACTTTCGACGATCTTTAAATCGTCAACAACATCATCAAGCAATAACTGCCGCCATGTTGCAAATCTTCCGACAGAGTAAATGTTATGCTTACTTGTCATCTGAAATATAAATTCTTTCCTGATGTTTTCATCAATTGGCCTTATCTTACCAAACTCTTGATGAGCGTCTGTCATGTTGATGAGCCTCTTTGGTGTAATACCAAAGTCGTCCATTAACCTTTCCATAAGGTGACCGCCTGCTTTTTGATCAGGTCTAGTCGAGAACTCTGAAATAACAACATTACCAATAACAGAAGTCCTATAGTGATTTGATATCGGGTCTGGATAATAAATAGTTTGGTAGATGTCGCAATCGGGCTGATCAATTATGGCTCTTTGAGTCCATATCTTTTGCTTTGGGAAATCAGGTATATCTTCCCAGTCCATTATTCTCATTAACATCGGCATAGGCAAAGTCGATATCAGTGGGCGTGTTGGCTCCCATTCAGACAACTCTTCAACCAAAGCTCTATCAACTTTTTTATCATATGTAATATTACAGCCCTCAGCCATATCACTTATGAGAGTCCAAGGTGCGATAAACCTTTCAGCACTATCTAAATTATTAATAGACCTGTCTGATATAGCACCTGTAACTTTTTGAGAATATAGATTGCTCAAGAACAGATTAGGCTCTGTGGTAATTTTACCATCGTATTTTATTGCCTTGCTGACTTTAACTTTTTTAAAAAAAGTATTAGTGGCTGTGCCAACTTTGTCACTTCTAAAGCGTAGCAAAGCTCCGTGGTTGTTTGGCAACTCACTTTGAAATTCATAGATAGTTGGCTTGTGACTGCGCATCATGTTAGCAGATAAAAGGCCTGCAAGTCCTGCTCCGAATATTATCATTAAACAAACTCCGTCATAGGGTGTTCGAGCAATTTCTCTATTTTGCGAAATACCCTGACTTGATTAGCCCTTTCTGAATCAGAAGGGTCTAGAATATCATCTGAACACCAAAGGCCATCTACTGCATCCCTGATTAACAAAAGCTCTTCATCATTAAATCTTACTTCATCCATTTACAATCTCCACGTGACCTTTATTCCAATCATGCCGAAGGTCTTGAGGTCTACCACCTTCAGCTAAATATGTTTCATAACTCACCGGCTCATCAGAGTTGATAAGTATACCCATAGAGTGAAAGCCGTGGGTGGCTTCTTTCCTAGGGTTTTTCTCAACTAGCTTTTTGAGGAACTTGCCTTTAGGTGAAGGCATTTTATTATTAGGAGAGATAACATCTAAAGGTGGCAAGTCATTTGACTTTTTACCTTCGCATAATTTAAAAAGTTTCCTAGCAGAATGTAATCTAGGTTCGCCATCGTCACAAGTGTAGGGGGACTTATCATTTTTACAAAATTCATTAACAGTCCATCTGATCTGCTCATCAGTCATTAAACTGTCTTCGATGTCTTTAACTGATTGGCAGTAATAGATACCATTACCTTGAACTGTTACTTCTTCTTGGTAAGTAACTATCTTAGGAGCGATAACAGTTTTATCCGCTAAGATAACTCTGGGTGTTGTTATACCATATGTACATTTCATTTCATTATTTCCTTTCTCAAAATATACCCTATCTTATTACAATAAAGCAGAAGTGTAAAGCACTTTCTTTCCCTTTAAAATCAACAGCTTATCATATGCTGAAATAACGCAAGCTCCTAGGCCTGACTAAAAAAAGGTTTTCTTTAGCTCTCGTCAAAGCAACATACCAAACTCTATTTTCTTCGTCACTGCCTAAATTATCCCAACTCAACTTACCCATGTCAGTAAGTAAAACAACATTGTCAGCCTCGCCACCTTTGCTTTGGTGGATTGTTGAAATTGTTATGCGAGGTTTGTCAGTAAACTTTTCTCCATTGCGGAGGCAAGACCTTAAATATTCCCTTTCGTCTGCTGGGAAATTTTTAAAGATAGCCATCCAATCTAAACTCGCAGCATCACTAGGCAACCCCAAATCATTTATCCTGTAAGATTCTTTCTTTTCTAGCTTAACATTAAAATTAAAAAACTTTATTAAATTTTTAGCTTCATGCATTGTTACTTCAATACCTTTACGCAAACGCTCCCAAGAAGTTATAGCTCGCGTCTCACTGCTGTCTAAAGAACTTCTGTTATTATAATAATATGCATAGCCTTGCTGACGAGCTGATTGCTTTAATCTGTTAAGAAGATATTTACTCCTAGCCATACAGAGCCATGTGCCTGTTCCTTTAAAATCAATTTGTTGCTCGTCTGAAACATATTCTACAGTTCCTTCTTCAGATTTAGGAGACCATTGTTTTACATATCTGTTTTTAATTCTATTAACCACATCATTGGCCAGCAAATGGACTGATCTTGGTATCCTGTAAGATTGTGGTAAAATTACCTTATCACCTTTAAGGTTTAAGAATTTATTGACGTCTGCCCCTGCCCAGCCAAATATTGCTTGATCATCATCACCGGCTATATAAATCTCTGATGCCTCTTTAGAAGCCATTATTGCCATCCTGTATTGCAGAGAACTAAGGTCCTGCGCTTCGTCAATTATGCAAATGTCTATAGGCAAAGAACTTCCGAACTGCTCCAACATATCAGTAAAATCTAAAAGGCCATTCTCTCTCTTGTAAGTTTTTAAACATCTGTCATATTGAATTGCAGCGTGTAGAGTTAAATCGTTTTGGTTTATTAGGCTGTGCTGTTTTTCAATAGATCTAAGGCCAACTCTTGCCAGAGACTCAACTCTTGAGCACTTATCACCTAATCCATAGCCTGTGTGCATTCCTATGTCTTCATCGTAAATGCCTTTAAATTCTACTCCTAAGATCTTGCCAAGCTTGCGATAGTGTTCATTGGTCATTACTTCGTCTCGCTGCAATCCTAAGACTTTAAAAGCAAGCGAGTGTAGAGTCCTAAAGTAAGGAAACCTGCTTTCATCAAATCCAAACTGTACCATAGCACGCTCTTGAGCTTCAGATGCAGCTTTACGAGTGAAAGCTAAATATGCTATGCGCTCAGGTGGCACGCCTTTTTTAAGAGACCTTTCAACTATGTTCAGGAGCTTTGTTGTCTTGCCTGTTCCTGGAGGTCCGAGAATTATCTGTACACGGCTCATTATTTTCCTTTCTAAATTTCCATAAGATCCATTGGTAGTATCTTTCTGGCTCGTCTTCCAATTAAAAATCCTCTGTTATAGCACTTGGTATATCTAGCATATCATCATCATCGTAAAAATCAGGTTCAGGTACTGACCAAACTTTAACTGTTTTAGATTTTATTTTAAATGTTTTCCTATCACCGCCAATTGTCCTCAGCCAAGACCAGATCTGATGCTGGGAGGGATATCTAAATCTGCGTGCTTCAAGGTAGATAAATAAATCTTCTGATCTAAAATAAACTTTCCCTTCATCTGAGTCATGCCATGGCTTGCCATTCATTATTTCATCTTTTTGGCGTGCTTGAACTTTACCGGTTAAAAAGCTGTCTAACATCTTTTCAAACTGGCCTTGAGGCGATGCATCGTCAGGATCAACAATTACCTCTACACTAAGCAACAATTCATTTATTCTTTTTTCCCATTGCTGGGATGGCATTGTTGATGGGCATTTGTTTAATTTTTCAACGCATAACTTTTGCAGTTGCCTTTGGTCTAATAGTTGGGGTGTTGTTACTTCTATGCGTTCACCTTGCATTTCTATGTACCAACGGACTGATTGTCTGTTTTCAGTTTCGTATTTTGTTATTGAATCTACTTCAATTGAAACACCCCCACCAAAACCCCCAACACCATAATCTCTCTTCATGCATTTAGACTTCTCGCAATAGTTACATATTGGTGTTTGTTTGCATGTGTAGGCATATTCTTTTTTGCTTACTGATTTTACTAGAGCGTTAACTTCACTGCTTGGCAAAGGCTCAGGCAGATGCTCATAGTTAAACTTCATTAAATCTTCTTGCCAGTCGTCAGGATTCTTCTTGCGGTAATAAACGCCAACATTGAACAGAGAGATGTTTCGTCCACCTTCTGGGAATCCCATTGTCATAATGTGTTGTAAACAAGGTGGCCCATCTTCAAAATGATTAACGAGGTCAAATGTAAACTTCTCTAGATTTTCGTAATTGGTTCTTTTCTTTTCAGCAAGATCACAAAACTGTTTTAAATTTAACTTCTTGCCGTTGTGCATTGCATAGCGTTCTGTTTTGTCGCCATCCCAATATGCTAAATTTATCCAGTTACCTCTGTCACGTTCGTTCGCTCTAGAAATCTGCTTGGGGAAAATTTCTGAACCCCCATATCCTAACTGAGCTGCAAATTCATTTAATTTAGAAACCATATCCATCGCAGCAATTGCCGGCTCGCAAAATAAATACAAATGCGCACCGCCTGATTTACTTCTACATAATACTAATGGGGTGTCTCTTATTTTCTTTTCAAGCGACTCTAAACTTTCAGAGAGTTTTACCTCGCCACGGATATCTATATCAATAACCCCAAAGTTGCAGGAGTTATTTTCTTTTAGCATGATGATGCCTAATATATAATCGCCACCATTTAAATGATCTTCAAAATTCTTTTCAGTTGCCTGCTCGCTAACCGTTACTGCTCTGCCTGACATTTTGCCGTCAGCTTCTTCATTTTGAACCCTGTATTGTCCGTGGGCTAATTCATAACCTCTGAACAGGTTCATAAACCTCTTCGTTGTCATTTGCACTCCTTTCTAAAAAGTGGCAGACCCAAGGAGACGAATCTATGGGTCTGCCTAACGTAATTTACATTACGTCATCTTCGGGAGTGTCAGGTTGAATCCTGACTTCACCGCGAACTGCTTTGCTTTTTAGATCACGTGCCTGTAAGTAGATATTACCACCATTAGGTAAATTCTGGATTATGCCGCCTGAATCAGCATCATAAATCATTTCAATCTCCCAATTCATCCACGCCCCACTATCATTACTCTCAGGCACAGAGGTTATTTTGTATGCTGTCCAAAACATTGCTGGGTTAAACATTGACCCTACTTTATTAGGATCAGCAATCATTAAACGATTCATCATAGAGTTCCATCTTTTAGATTTTTTAAGTGCTGAGGAACTCATAGAGATAAGTGCTGGGGAGTAATTGCCATTTTTATCTATGACATAAACTAAATACTCCGCAGTCAGAGTCATAACATTTCCCTCTGGATTGCGCAATTTATATTTATCATCTAAAACGCAATTTGAAACATTAATATTTATGCCATGGTCACCAACGAATTTACGGTCGTCAGTCCACTCAATGTAAGTCTTGCGGAAAGTTATAGGCACAACAGTTATGCCTTTTTCTCCGTCAAACAGTTCATTCGTAACATTATCAAATATGTGGCCTTCTTCTGCACCTTTTATATAAGCACCCTCTGATTTTTTAACTTGGGGTGAACCTGATTGTAAAATTCTTAACC